GAATGCTAAGCTAAAAACAAGTATAAAAAAAAATAAAAATAATAAAAAACAAAAAAGGTTTACAAAAAGAAAATAATATATAATACTTGACAAGTTTTAATTTTTGCGACTTTTATTATTTTTGCGACCTTTTCTTGTTTTACGGTTTTTTTGCGTTTTTTTGCCTTTTCTTGTTTTTCGGATTTTACGTTTTTTTCCTCCAGTTAACGATTCATTCGTAGTATTATTACTTTCATTGCTTTCATCAACATTTAAATCTGACAAATGTAATGAGCCTTGAGAAGAATTATTTAAGTCAAATATATTATCATCAGAATTTTCACTGTTGTTTGAAATATTCTCTCTAGTTGTGTTAAATGATTCGTCTAAATTAAAACTAATATCATTTTCATCGTCTAAATTGTGTTGTTCATTTTCAACATTTGGTATATCAGAAATAACAGATTCATTTTCATCATCATCAGCGCCATTAACAGTGTCTTCAATTGACTGGATGATTTCTTGTGGAGTAAACTGAACGCCTGTTTCTGGATTAATCTGTTGGAGTGACATTCTAATTATATTTATGTTATTTATTCCATTTTCTTGAAAAATATTAATATCACCATCCGTAAATCCTAATGCAGCTAATTCTTGCCTATCTTCATTGCTAAAGTCTCCTCCACGCATTTTTTTAGTGTATTTTTTATGGTGTTTTTTATGTCTTTTTGAATTTTTATTATGTTTGGACATGATATAATGTATTTTTGCCATTTTCTTTGCTACAATTTTCACAATAACCATTAATTTTAAGTAACTCACGAAAAGATTTTTTAAATTTATTATTGCAATTATCAGTTAAACAACAACCTTCTATAACTGTATTTCTATTTATAAATTCGTCTACATAATTTTGCAACAATGATATGTTATTTTTATCACAAAAATCTATTAGCATCTCTTTGTCATATTTTACGACACATTCTTTTATTTTTTTTATGGTGATTACAGCCATACATGTTTTGCAATAAGCACCTGTTTTTACTAGTTGTCTAAAATTTTTACTAAACTCATTACAACAATCATTTATAGTGCATTTACCTTTAATATAACTTTCACGTTTTATATTTTCATTTTCATAGTTATCTGTCAGTTGAATATTATTATTGTTACAATATTCAATTAAAGTCTGGCTGGAATATTTCATTTATATACATTAAATTCTCGAATAAATTTTAAATTTGTTTAATAAAATATATTATGTGACGTAAAATATATTTTATTAAAATGATATAAAATTATGTGACGATATTATAGTTTAAAATCCCCCAGGGAAATGAACTAAATTCGCTCCAATTCCGAATCCTGCGCCTGTGCGAGCATTAACACCCATAGATGGAATATAGGTATCAAGGATACTAAATGTTGCGGCGGCAGTTAAGGCAATCAAAATAATTTCTTCAACATTTAAAGAGCGTTTAGGAATGGCGTATGCGGCAATAGCAACCATTAAACCTTCAACAAGATACTTAATAATTCTCTTAACGAGTTCAGCAACGTTGATTAAACCGTTCATTATATTAAATAATAAGAAAAAAATATATATATGCGATAAAAAACTTAAAATTAAATTATTTAATTAAATAAAATGGAACATTCTAAAGATAAACATTCCAAAAAAAATGGTTTTGAAAGAAAGCAACTTAACGGAAAAAAAAATTCTAAATATGTTGACCTATTAGAAGAAGATAAACCTATTGCAGGTCAAAAGTTTGTTTGTGTATCTTTTGTTTCTCCTGAAAATATAATTAAACAGAAAAATATGTTTTTATTTGAGGAATTCCTAAAGAAATGGGATTTTAATAAATCTATGGAAAAATTTATTCAGTTCTTAAATTTTGTTTCATACAAATACAACATTTCTTTTGACGACATCTCTAATGATTTTAAAGACTTTGTTAAGGAAGAAAAAGAAAGCATATCAAAATCTTTAATTGAAGACGATTATAAAACATTTTTAGATAATAATGAAGCCGAATTAGAGAAAAATTTTAATCGTTCATATAACTTTCAAACTTCTACAAGAGGGTTAAAGATTCGCGGTTCTTATCCATCTATGGAAGAGGCAGAGTTAAGGTGCAAAATGTTGAGAGAAATAGATCCAAATCACGATATTATGGTGGGACCTGTTGGCGTTTGGATGCCTTGGGAACCTGAAGCATATAAAACAGGCCGTGTAGAATATTTGGAAGAAGAGCTTAACCAGTTGATGCATGAAAAAACTAAAAACGAATCTAACGCTAAAACCGCATTCGAACAAAGAATTAAAGAAACAAAACAAAAGGCAATTGATGAGAATATTAAAAAGGCCGAAAAGTATGGCACTACATTATCTCAAACTATTGATGATGATGGTAACTTAGTTGGTGTCAATGGTGTAAACACACAAGAGTTCGCATTAAAAGAACAAGAAAATATTTCAACTGCTGACATTTGTACGGAGTTATTTGAAGGTGATAATGTTGTTATTGGCAAGACTGACTACGGACAAAGTCAACTTCTCAGTGGACCTTTTGCACCTAAAAAGGAACAAGAAACATAAAAAAATAATCATAAAAAAAGTAATTTAAAAATAATAATATAATAAATAAAATGAAGATTTGTTATATTATATCAACATGCGACAAATATATTGATACAAGAGTTAAATACCAAATGGAGATTATGTTTAAATATATTGATAAAAATGATATTTATTATTTGACTTCTATGCCTGATATAAGTAAAAGGCATTTTGGATGGTTTTGTCCTGATGACGCCCAAAATATAACGTGGAAGTATATTCATTTTATTTATAATATGGATATTCCTAATTATGACTGGTATATATTTATAGATGATGATACTTTTGTATATCATAATAGATTAGAAAATTTGTTGTCTCAGTATAATTCTAATGAAAACTATTATATTGGCAAAGAACTAGACCATATAAAGAACGATTTTTGTTTATATATGTCAGGTGGAGCTGGATATGCCATATCAAAGTCTTTATATTTACTTATTAAAGAATATTTAAAAAAAATCGGGATTAACGAAGCATATTATCCTTTAATAAATTTAAAAGAACAATTTTGTGATGATTTATGTATTGGAATATGGATTCAGGATATCGCAAAAGAAATTCCTGTTAAACAAATAAATAATGATTTATTTCACCTTGACCTAAACGCTAATGTAAATAATGCTATTACAGTTCATAAAGTTATTACAAAAGAACAATATGAATTTTACTATTCTGTTTTAGATAAAGAACCAATTAAAAATAAAAAAGATACAGTTTTTGTTCTTATTACAGACTTGAATTATTTTTATAAAGTTAAAAAGACAATCATAGATTTAAGGTCTAAAGGAAAATGGGATGGCGATATTGTTGTTATCACAATTGATTTCCAGTTAAATACTAATTTTAAAGATTTTTATGACATTACTGAAGTACAGTTCAACAAGATAGATAAAACAATTTTACAGACTATTATCGGACCTGATGGATTTATAGATACTACGGATAAGAGAGAAATCCACAAGTTAAACCAATGGGAAAAATTACACGTGTTCGACGATTATTTTAGGAGTTGGCAACGCGTTGTATTCTTGGATGCTGGCCTACGAGTATTAGATAATGTTAAATATTTACTTAATCTAGACTATAAAGGTAAGTTATTAGCACCTACAGATGGTAAAATAAATGAAGCCAATAAATTTAAGTGTCAATTAAGTTATGATAAGCCTGAATTGATTAATAATTTAATAACTGAATATGGAGATTATATATTAGATTCTAATTATATGTTAAACTGTATGTGGGTTTATGATACGGATATTTTAAATTTATGTAATAAAACGCAATTGGTAGAAGCTATGAATGAATATACATTTTGTAAAACGAATGAAATGGGAATAATGAATTTATTGTTTCATTTTAAATATAAATTATGGGACCAACTACCTGTAAAAGCATCGAATGACAAGATTTTATTCGATTGGTGCGAATTAAATCAAAAATACCCGACAACGTGGAAAAATTATTGTTTTATTAAATACTCTGTTAGCATTACATTTGAAGATACTTAGAAATAAAAAATAATATATTTTTGAAAATTATTACACTTTTAACATTTCAAACGCCTATTATTTATTTACCATTTATTTGTTTTTTTTACATTTATTTTAGGTCCAGCACCGCGTTTCTTAACGGCATTTGGGTCATATTTTTCTTCTTCATCATCGTCGCCAATATTTTTAGACAATTCCCAAAATTCTTTAGAGCCTAATCTGAAGTCATTATGGTTATCAGCTTTATACCAAAATACCTGATCGTATAATTTGTTAGACTTTGAATTATTATTTATAACTAGACACTCATAATTTTCAGTACATTGATCCATTACTTGACAAAAGCTTTCAAAAGTTGGAAACATACCAGCATAATTTTCATATATACGTCTTCTATTTGCGATATAATTTTCTCTCAAAATAAAGACGTAATCAATATTTGTTCTAAGGGTAGGAGGTATGCCTAATGGATATTGCATTGTTATAACTAACATTACCTTCCAATGTCTCCCGTTCATAAAAAGGAGCCGCATCATCTTATCACGAGCCCACGTATTATCATAAAGACAATCATCAAGTATAACAAAAGCGCGAGGATCAATATTACTGCGTTTATATGTTTCCATCTCTTTTTTGATTTGTTTTAAAACAGTACGTTGTCTCTTTAAGACGTTTTCAATAATAGCAGTATTATATTCATTATGTACGAATAATTTCGGTACCATTTTAGTATAAAACCCGTTTCCTTCTTCTGTTCCTGAAATTACGGTCCCAATGGGTATATCCTGTTGATAATATAATAAGTCCCTTACAAGAAAAGATTTTCCAGTATCACGCTTACCGATTAGAACGACTACAGGACCTTTATTTTCATTAGGTTTAAAACTAATGCTTTTCATATCAAACTTTTTAAGTTCTAAAGTCATTATTATAGTTTTAGAAATTAAAAAATATACTGATTTTACGCAAAATGTAAAATGAATAATAATTATATAGTTCATATAATAAGTTAAAAACACGTATAATTTATATATTTAATAGCTAATGAAGATAAATATCAATTATCAAAAAAGGAAAAACTCAGAACTTTTTAAAAGTTTAGAAAGTCCAGACACACTTTTTCTCTCTAGTACTCAAAATTATATACCGATTTATAAAAGGTTTTTCTCTTTGAATGAAACCAACTATAACAATATAAATTTAAATAACAAATGGTATTTATCAAGTATTGGAAACAACTCTGTTGCTAGTGAAAATGTTTATGACTGTCGTATTAAGAATATAAATAATAGTAAAGTAAAGGATAAAGAAGTATTTTTTAAATTGGCACCTTTGTTAGACCCTTATAAATTTTTTATTGGAAAATATAATGAAAACGAAAATATATGTGCGTTACCAACTATTAATTCTAACGAAGAAGATGTCTCCGATAAATTTTATGACGTAAATAATTCTGCTTATGTTGATGCTTTTTTTCTATTTTTATCCAGTAATCTAATACATAATAATAATTTTATAAATGGTGTAGACTATTATGGATCTTTTTTATCAATAAAAAATAATTTTAAAATTAATATATTTGATGACATCGATTATCTAAATAACAGCGATTATTTTATTAAAAACAAAAATACACTATTTACAGTAGATGATTACTCATATTTATTTAATGAAGAGGATACTAAACTAAAACCAATTACTATACAACACGGGATAAGTTCAAAATCCAATATGTCAATAAAGTCATTAAACGAAGATATATTTGAGGATATTTTCGAAGAAGAAAAAAATGAAGAAAATGAAAATAAAAATGAAGATACGCAATTAAATTTATTAGATTTAAATGATTTTAATGAAGAGAGAAATGAGAATAATGAAAATAAAAATGTAACAATAAAATCAAATTCTACGTGTTCTTCAAGGTCATCATATACTACTGAAGAAGGAGATGAAGACGAAAAAGATGAAGATAGTAGCTGCGATAACTGCCCTGATAGCAAGGATGAAGATGACGAAAAAAGTAATATTAATTCATATGAAGATAATAGTGAATACGAAGAAGAACCAGAAATATATGCTACAATTCCAAAATTTCCCGTCCAAGTAATTTGTATGGAAAATTGTGAGAATACGTTTGATAATTTAATATTGACTAATGAGTTAACGACAGAAGAATGGTTTTCAGCTTTTATGCAAATTATTATGATATTAATAACGTATCAAAAAGCTTTTAACTTTACACACAATGACCTTCATACTAATAATGTAATGTATAACCAAACAGATAAAAAATATTTGTATTATTGTTATAAACAAAAATATTATAAAGTTCCTACTTTTGGTAAAATATTTAAAATTATAGATTTTGGTAGAAGTATATATAAATTTAATGGTAACGTTTTCTGTAGTGATAGTTTTAAAATGGGAGGAGACGCAGCAACACAATATAATACAGAACCTTATTTTAACGAAAAGAAACCCAGATTAGAACCCAATTTTAGTTTTGATTTATGCCGTTTAGCGTGCTCTATATTTGATTACGTAGTTGAAGACTTTGAAGATATCCAAGAATTGAATAAATGTACGGACCCAGTTAAAAAACTTATTGTTGAATGGTGTTTAGATGATAAAGGAATAAATATGCTATATAAAAATAATGGTGCTGATAGATACCCAGAATTCAAACTATATAAAATGATTGCCCGTTTAGTTCATAACCATACACCTCAAGCGCAACTTTTAAGACCAGAATTTAAAAAATACTCTAACTTCAAGGGGGAAATACCAACCGATGTTATTAATATAGATAACATACCAATTCAAATTTAACGCAATGTTATTTTACTTTATTTTTACCTTTTTCTATGCATTTATTTTACAATACAAATATATTAGAATAAAATATATATTATGGATTTATATGGTTTTATCATTACTAGACACGTAAACTCGGCTAAAACAAATAGGTACTGGAACCATTGTGTAAAATGTATAAAAATGTTTTATCCAGATAAAAAAATAATTATAATTGATGATAATAGCAACGAACAATTTTTAAAAGCTGATTTTGACTATATAAATGTTACAATAATTCAAACAGAATTTAAAGGAAGGGGAGAGTTATTACCTTATTACTATTATATAAAAAATAAGTATTTTGAAAATGCTGTAATTATCCACGATAGTGTATTTTTCCATAAACGCATCAATTTTGAAAAATTATTAGGAATAAATGTTTTACCTTTATGGTTTTTTTATCCA